TCATTCCTTCCTTCAACACAGTTCTTATATGAGACAAGACTTGGAAATAGCAATGTGCTTACCAAGTTCGTTTGTTTCATTGTTGTAAAGGATAGTACACAACAGGCAGTAAAACGAATCTTCAAAAAGAAATACACATTAGAGAATGGTGTAGTATATCTTGAGGAAGGTCTTTATGATGGAGCTGGTAGACCGGTTCCTGTTGAAGAGTATGAGCCTACTGAAAAGCAGCCAATCAAACTTGATTGTATTCCTGCAGTCATTATGATAAATGATGGTTTGACTGGTGATGAAAAGGGTGAATCTGAAGTAGAACTGCTTAAAGACTATGAGCAGTATTACAGCAAGCTTGCAAATGGTGATACAGATGCAGAACGTAAATCTATGAATCCTACGAAATATTCAATTGATATGGATAATAGGTCAACTGCAAATCTATCATCCAGTGCAGGTTCATTCTGGGATTTACAGTCAGACCAGAACTTAGATCACCCGAATCCTCAGGTAGGAATTCTCGAAAGTAATATGTCTTATTCAGATGCCTTGAAAACAAGCTTAGATAGAATCAAGACAGTAGGCTATGAACAGATCGATATGCCGAATATTACTCTTGAGACAATGACAGGTGCAATTACATCTGGTAAAGCACTGAAAGCAATCTATTGGCCTTTGATTGTTCGGTGTAAAGAAAAGATGAAGATGTGGGGTCCGCAGCTTGGTAAGATGGTTGAGATACTTATTCAGGGTGCATTGCAATATCCTAATACAATTACAAAGTATGTTGATTATCCGATGATGCCGGTTGCTTATGAGATAAGCATATCTCAGAATACTCCACTTCCTGAAGATGAGATCGAAGAAAAGAATATGGATCTGTCTGAGGTACAGTCTAATGTAATGTCTAAGAAGGCATACATGAAAAAGTGGAGAGGCCTTACTGATGATGAGGTTGAGGCTGAACTTATTCAGATGGCAAAAGAAAGAGAAATTCTTGAGGATGCTGTTATGTCAACTGAAGATCAGTTACCTTATCATGATGCAAATAAAACTGAGGAAATCAATGATGATGAGCCTGATGTAGTTGCTGGTGAAGAGTTTACTGAGGGTGAAGAATAATTAAGAAGGAGGCTAAGTAATGGCCAAGAATCATGGTCAGCTAATATTTCAAAGTGCTGATAAAGCCAAAGCAGCCATTACTGATGCTGCTAAAAAAGAAATTGCTAAGCTGTATTCTGATTGGGCAGATGAGATTGGTGAAAAGGCACAGTACTACAAAACCAAGACAAATGCCAGCTCATGGTTACAAGAACAAAATATGAGACAACTTCAGGCACAGCTTACAGCAACGAGCCATCAAATCTCAAATGAGATTTATGGAATTGCTAAGGATAGCATATATCAAGTTTCTGATGCAGTGGTTCAGGCAAATAATAAATGGCTTATAGGACTTGGTTTTCCAGTTGATGGTGTAAACTCTGCATTTGTGAGTGTTCCGGATCAGATAGTGAGAAGACTTGTTACAGGCCAGATATATGAATCAGGTTGGAGTTTATCAAAAGCTATATGGTCTGATAATGAAAAGGCATTGCATGATATTTATGGTATTGTTGCAAAAGGACTTGCAGAAAATATGTCTGCTTATGACATTTCAAAGTTGCTTGAAAAGTATGTAAGTCCGAGTAAAGCAAAACAATGGAATCTTACAATGCCTGATGGTGCAAGAATCTATAAGAAGTCAGTTGACTATAATGCTCAACGATTGGTACGAACATTAGTACAACATGGGTATCAACAAAGTTTTATTGCTACGACGAAAGATAATCCCTTTGTTGAATACTATATTTGGAGGGCAAATGGTTCAAGAGCATGTTTATTATGTGCAGACCGTGATGGTAGACATTATGCAAAAGATGAATTGCCAATGGACCACCCGAATGGAATGTGTACAATGGAACCTTATGTTGATGATAAAAAGATGATTGACCAGTTGGCCAATTGGGTAAACAGCCCAGATGGTACCTATCCGGATATTGATGCCTTTGCTAGTCAATTCTATTGATATAGCATATAATCACCAGGATCGATTCTAAGGCCTTTAAGTATAAAGCCATATATTTTATAGGTCAAAACAAATAAAGGCCTCCTGCGTCATCCTGGAGCCTCTGGCTTATATCATAATATTGGTCCAATATGGCATAAGGTAAAATCATTTCAAAATAATTGAAATAATTGCAAATTTAGTATTTACAAGTGATTGTAAATGTGATATGATACTATATATGGATAAAGGAGGCAATCAAATGGCAGATTCAAGTTTGGCTTTCATGGCCGAGTGCATAGATTGTAAAGAAAAAATTGCGGTTACTCCTTCTAATCTCAAAAAAGAAGAATATCGCTTTGAAGGAAAACAATCAATGTGGATAACACATTACGATTGTCCTAAGTGTGGAAGAATCCATTATTGCCAAATTGATAATGAGAAAACAAATTCATTATTGGTTGAGGCTGGTAAGATTCTTGCAAGGGTTGCTAAATATAAAAGCAAATCGCAGGACATACCAAAGAAATTACAGTCTAAATATTCCAAGAACTCAAAGGACCTGGCCTCAACCAGGAGACAACTTATGGCACAGTATAACAATCAATGGTTTGAGGATGCTGACGGACATTCTATCAAGATGGAGTTTGTACAATGACGGTGATTGTTTGTGATGAATGTAGCAAGGAGTTCGATTGGAAGACTGTGAAGATACAAATTAGTGATATGAATATCAATGGGAACTTGCAGTTAGGTGTAGTTTATTATCGGTGTCCATTTTGTGGTGTTCCATTTATAATTCAAATTCATGATAAACGAACTTATGAGTTGCAAGTTGAGTTTCAAAAACAAAAAGCTAGATGGCAGAAAATCGTTGGTAAAAACAACCCTGAAGAAATTGATAGAAATCAACACGAATATGTTTCTTTGTTGGCAAAACAAAAGCGTCTTAAAGACCATTTGTCAATGACGAAGCATTGGTATGAAGACATAGTCAAGGCACACCTGATGCCAAACAATCAGGACGTTTAGCTACCATGAGTTTTCATGGATGTGAATTATGAAAGGAGAATATCAGAATGGCTGATGTAGATAAGACTTTAGAAGAGGGTCAGGGAACAGAGGACCAGAACAATGCAGGTGCAACTGGAGATACAGGTAGCAATGACAACGGTGGTCAGTCTACTGGTGATAATAGTGGAAATAACGACGGCAAAGGTGAAAAGACTTTCACACAGGATGACGTCAATCGGATGATGACAAGGGAAAAGAAACAGGGTGCTAATTCCGTTTACAATGAACTTGGTATTAAGCCGGGAGATAAGAAGTCCATTGAGGCTGTAAAGAAGTTTCTTGAGTCACAGAAAACTGATGCTCAGAAGGAGGCTGAATCAATTGCAGCTAATAATGCAGCACTTGAGGAGGCAAATCATAAGCTTGCTCTTGCAGAGGCTAAGGCTGAAGCAATGCAGTTAGGTGTTCAGGCACAGTTTGTAGATGATGCTGTTACTCTTGCTCTTGGTAAAGTGGCTAATGAGGAAGGTACTGACATCAAGACAGCTCTTGGAGAACTTAAGACAAAATATCCTGTCTGGTTTGAAAATGGATCTGGTGATGACGGTAAAGATTCAAAGGCCAAAACTGGTCAGAAAGGAACTGGTAGTTCTGTTAAGTCTGGCTCAAAGGATAAAGGTGACGAGAGTAAGAATCTTGGTGCAAGACTTGCTGCAAATCGTAAGTCAAATGCCGGAAAGAAATCTTACTGGTCAAAATAATTTTAAGGAGGAATTAAGATATGCTTAATAGAAGTGGTATTACTTCCACAAACTATGGCAACGTAAAGCAGATCCTTGCGAATGTTGATTTGCAGGCTTCTGTTGGTTGTATTGTACCTCAGTCTATTGGTACAGATGTTGGAAGCAAGAAGATCGCAAAGGCTGGTACACCGATCGCAGTAAACTTTGCAAATCTTCAGGCTGATGTTGCTGAGGCGGTAGGTCCCACTCCTGGTGTGTTTACTCTTCAGATCACAACTGCTTTTGCAGCTGATGAGAAACTTACCATTGAGGGTGTTGACTACACTTGTGCAGCAACTGAGGATGTTGCAGGTAAGAAGTTTGCTGGTGCAAATGCTGCAGCTCAGGTTACTTCTCTTCTGAAGATGGTAACTACTGATGATTATGATGTTGCAGCTGTTGATGGAGCAACTGATAAGCTTGGCTTTACTCAGAAGGTTGGTAGTGACTGGAGT